CTTGATACATTAAATGAATTAGCAGCAGCACTTGGAAATAATCCAAATTTTGCAACAACAACTGCATCACAAATTGGTTTAAAAGCAGACACAACCTATGTGGATAGCCAAGATCAAGCCTACTATGCAAGCGCACAAGCATATGCTACAAGTCGTGGCTATGTAACATCTTCGGGTTCTGTAGCATACGCAACAAATTCTTCAAGTTCTATATATGCATCAAGTGCTATATATGCTACAAATTCTGCATCATCAATTAATGCAAGCTCTGCTGGATATGCAACAAATGCTGGCAATTCAAATACAACATCGCAAACAAATTTCACAACATTAACACTATCTGGTTCAATTTCTATGGGAGGTAATGCTATTGTTGGGGCTAATAGTGTTCAGGTAACAGGCTTAACTGGAGCAACTCAAAATCCTATTAGAATGGCAGGAGCTACAAATTCAGGTCCACCAGTTTCTGGCACTTATGCTGTTGGAGATTTTGTAATAGATAATACAGCAACTATTTGGATTTGTGTAGCAGCGGGTACACCAGGAACTTGGTCTCCAACAATTCAATCAAGTTTAGTTAATCGTACTGCAACTGCAACTGCTGGTCCTGGAGAATTTACTTTATTTAATGGCTCTACAGCACTACAATTAATTACTTTGCCAGCAAACCCTCAAAATGGTGCTTTGTATCAAATTAAAAATATTTCGTCTAATACTGTTTATCTTAATGCTGGAACAAACAGCATTTCTTTATCTGGTCAAATTTATCCACCATATTTTACAGCAAATGTAAACACTACATCATCTCTTACAAATATATCTTCTTCTAATAATTTAGTTGTTGGAATGGCTTTGTCTTCAACTTATGTAACAACTGGCACAACAATTACCGCAATAAATAGTCCAAGTATTACTATGAGTGCTAATGGTACAACTGCAGCCACTAATCAAACTATTAAAGTTTTGGTTCCTATTCCAACAAATACTTCTTACACCTTTGTTTATAATAATTCTGGTAATACTTGGTATACTTTTATTACTACAGATCTTTCAAAAATGGGTGGAGTCACTCCCACCACAAATGGTGGTACTGGATTAAATTCAATTGGAACAGCGAATCAAGTATTAAGGGTTAATTCTACAGCTACTGCATTAGAATGGGGAAATTCTGGCTCCGCAAATTACTCTAATGATTCAGCAAGCTTGGGCGGGATTGTAAGTAGTTCTTACGCCCTTCAATCATATGCTAATTCTGCAAGTTTAACAGCATACAATTCTGCATCAGCATACACTGCAACTGGAGCATATAACAATCAAAGTGCATCTGTTGGATATGCAAGTTCTGCGGGATTTGTGTTAGGTTCTAATGTATCTGGAACAGTTGCTAGTGCTACTTATTCTTCTTCTGCTCTTTATTCATCAAGTGTCGGAGGTAATTTAGTAGGTGGACTACTTGATACTTCAAGTACATCAGTAACACTTTTTTCAACACCAACTACAACTAATATTGGAGGTACAGGTTCTCAAGGAACAAGAATTATTAATATTAACTCTGGCGTTGGCACTGGTGGTCAAATTATTAATATTGGAAACTCTTCTTTTAATGCTGCAACTGAAAATATAAATATTGGAACGGGCAGTGGTAATACTGCTACCAGAAATGTAAATATTGCAACAGGTTCTATTTCTACTGGATTAAACAATATCTCAATTGGATCGGGTTCTGCACAAAGTACAGCATCCATAAATGCTAATACATATTTTTATGGAAATATTAATGGTTCTTCAAATTTAACTTCAATTGCTTCTCTAAGTGGTTCTGGTATAATTAAATATACATCAGCCAGTTCCTGGTTCTTTGATGTAAATGTTAGGGATGTTTATACTTCATCAACAGCACCAACTGTAACTGAAGTTGGTACATTATGGATAGATACAACATCCTCTGCAGTCACAGTTATTACAAATATTGATGGAGGTACTGCTTAATGTCTGCTTTAAAATATTGGGATGGTTCTAACTGGCAACTTATTGCATCACCCGCTGGCGTTGCAGTTGGTGGAACAACAGGTCAATTTTTAAGAAAAAATTCTTCAGCAACCTATGATACAACGTGGGCAACTTTAAGTAGCACAGATATTGGAACAGCATTATCCAGTAGAGCACAACCACTTACATTGCCAACAGCCTCTGGAACAATTGCTTTATTAGATAGTTTTGCTATATCATCTAGTAGCGTTCTTTTATCAACTGGAACGGGAGCACAAGCTTTATTTAGTTCGTCAAACTCTAATATTACAAATGGTTCTTTGTATGTTATACCCGACACAACATATATGTTTGAAGCACAATTTTATGTAACTGGAATGTCTGCAACATCTGGTAACTTATCTTTTGATGTGCTAGGTGCTGGAACAGCATCAATAACATCAATAACTCAGCACTCGTTTGGGTCAGATACAACAACACCGACCACTGCTGCTGCTCAGGGTGGTGCATTTAATATAGCAGTTAAATCCGTAGGAAATATTGTTACAGCTGGTACGGGTACCGCTGTTTATGCAACAGTCAAGGGATTATTTAGGGTTGCAGCGTCTTCCCCTACAAATGGAACAATTGTTCCATCAATATATATTACAACATCAGTTGCAACTGCTGTACTTCAGTCTAATGCATATTTTAGAGCGACACCAATTGGCTCAAGTACACTAACTTCATTCGGAGCGTGGTCATAATGCCAGTACAATCATTAATTCAAGTTAGAAGAGATACTGCAGCAAACTGGACTTCTACAAATCCCACCCTTGCTTCGGGTGAAATTGGATATGAAACAGATACAAGTTTAATAAAAATTGGAACAGGTTCTACTACATGGACAAATTTAACTTATGGTCCAAATATTAATATTTCAACAACTTCATCTGCTGCACCACTTAAGGTAATACAAACAATTGATGGATCAAGTGCTAGTACCGCACAACAATTATTCATATCTACTCAGGCAACAACTGGTGGTACAAATAGTGCTACTGGGGGAAATATTACCATCTCTACTGGTGCTCAAAATTCAGGAAACTTTTCAACATCAATAGGGGGAACAATAACTTTATCCACCAGCAAATCTGGAAATAACTCAACGGCAGGTGGAATTAACTTAAGTTCTGGTGGAACTTTTTCTATTCAATCAGTCAGCGTTGGAACATTAAATAACTTTAATATTGGATTAACTACTCCAGGTACCGCATCATTTACTTCAGCATCTGTTACAGGAGGTTTATATGGCTACACCGCATCTTTTGCAGGATCAACTCAAGTTTATAACATTTATGCTGTAGCTGGCATATCCACACAAAGTACATATACCAATATTAATGGCGCAAACACCATAACTTTAGGATTACTAACTTCAGTTGGTGGAACAAATTATGGAATTGTAAAAACTAACTATGCTATGAATTTTGGAACTAATAATACCATTATAGGAAATAATTCTTTTCAAAACTCTGGTGGTATAGCCTATTCTTATAACACAGCATATGGCGCAAGTTCTTTTTATGTAGGATCTGGAAATTATAATACTACAATTGGATACAATGCTGGTGCTACATTAAATGGTTCCGCAAATATTGTTATAGGTGGATATACTGGAGGTACAGCAAATAACTCCCTATATATTGCTGATGGTGTAGGTAACTTATTTATATCGGGAAGCGTATCCTCTGGCACAAGTAGTGTAACTATTGGTAATAATACTAATAGTACAATTACATTAAATGGAACTGTGTCTGGCGGGGGTATGGATTTGGTTTATTCAGGAACTTTTTCAACATCATCATCGTTTGTTTTAAGCAATATATTTACTTCAAAATATACTAATTATAAAATTATTATTAATTTTACAACAGCAAGTCAATCAAGTAGTCAGTACTCCATTCCAACTATTAAACTAACATCTTCTGGAGTAGAAAGTGCCAGTGGTTATTACACATTTGTTAGTGGAGTAACAAACTATAGTGCAGCAGCAAACTACTCCAGCACTGCTGCTTCTGGGTTTTATACAATAGCTGCAGGAATTTCATTACTACATAATATTTATCAACCACTTATTTTTGAATTAGCAAATCCAGCACTAGCACAGTCTACTGGTCTTTATGGTTTGATTGCTGCAGCTGGAAACCCAGGTGCAAACTATTATGTTCAGGGTCAAGGTTATCATATTACAGCAGCAGCATATGATGGATTTTCATTTAATTCTAATTCAGCTTCAGTTTTTTATGGCGGGACTATTAGAGTTTATGGTTATCACAACTAAAGAAAAGGTATAATATATAGTATGGCTAATACTTATGACTTAATGGTACTGAATGCAAATCCAGTAGGATACTGGACATTTTCTAATACCTTAAATGATTTATCAAGTGCTAGTAATACTGCAAGTTCTAGTGGTCTTATTCAATATACCCCCACCCCAATTTTAGCAAACGGCGGGAACAGCTTAAGAGTAACATCAACAAGCAGTATAACCATAGGTAATACAAGCGGTAATTACGAAATATTCTCTAAGAATTATGTAGACAAACAGTTCACCATAGAGTTCTGGTTTAACTTTAATAATGAATTAATGGGAAGTGGACTAGGAACAACACCATATAACTCTAATAAACTTAATTTGCTAAACATTCAAAATTCAAGTGGCACCACAGTTGTAGCAAATATATATTATGACTATTTAACAAACTCTGTTAGATTTTCTTTTGTTAATTCTAATCGTGATGCTTACTTAAAACTTCCGCCAAATTTTGTAGATAAAACATTACATATTGTTGCTACATATGACAATGGGTCTTTACAAATATTTGTAAATGGAGTACAAGGAGTAGCTGGAGTTTCAGACTCAACAAATTTAAATACTATTTCAAAAACAAATCTTGTTTTTACAATTAATGGAAATAGTTTAACAACAATAAATCCTACTTTTATTATTAGTAATCTTTCTTTTTACAACACAATTCTTGATTATAAAAATCAAATTGTTCCACATTACATTGCGGGTAATTCAGATGCATCAACATTTATACTATCTACTCATATAAATTCTTTATCCTATCTTGATTTTACTGATGGTTTTTATAATGTTACAAAAGGTTCTTATGACGCAAATAATTCGAATGGAACTATTACAAAAATAACCAAAGATGATTTTAAATTAAATTCATATGGAATTGATTTTAGTAAAGATTATTATGGAACCAGTGGCATGAGTGTTCAAAGAATTAATAAGGCAGACTATTTAAAATTTCCATATTACTACTATATGTATGACACAACTGGAAGCACCTTACCAGTTTATTCATATAGTACTTCTAGTGGGATATCCTGGTCGGGATCTGTTGGTGGAATAGACTTATCAAATATTATACAGGGTCTTGATTTTAGCAAAGGCTTAATTTTTAGTGGTCAAATATCGGCAAGACCTAGTGATGCTGAAAATAACTATATATTTTCAATTAACAATTTAGCAAACAATCAAACCATTTACCTAACTCATACTAGGGTAACAGGAACAAACCCATCTGTTTATACCTTATATTTGCAAGGTGCATCAATTACTACCCTTGTTTCAGCAAGTACCAGTACAACATTTTCATCTTCAGCAAACTTTATTGTTAACTTTATTGATTCTAATAATATTTACTTATATGTTAATGAAAATAGTGCTAGTTATACAAATTCGGTTTCTTTAGCAACATCCCTTCCAAAAATTAGTACAGATACCAAAGTCTATGTAGGCAACATCATCAATCCTTGGGTAGTTTCAAAAGCATTTAATGGATACATAAAGAATTTTGGTATATATGATGGAAAAGTTTCATCATACAATTCTTTTAATTTTAGTAATATTAATAAATATTTAGTTAGGTTTACATCTTCTGTAAATCCATTATTTATTAGTCAATATGGATCTGCTACTGCTATTATTAAATCTTCAAACAATTTGCTTTGTGACATGCAAGGAACAAAATTAGATTGGTTTGATGATAATGCTACAGTTTCAGTTTCTAAAGATGGTGGAAGCACATATCAAGTTATTTATAGACACCAACCTGTCACATCATATGACATAACGGGATTTGGATCATATAGTAAAAATTTAATTGTTAAGGTAGAACTTTCTGAAGATAATCCAAATCAATCATCTCCAGACTCTGCCCCAAACGTATTCCGCTCCATTGATTGGATTTCTTATACAAGTTTAACAAGAGTTTCAGACGGCGGTAATCAATATAAAATTGATCCAATAAGCAAACTTTTAAGTAATTATACATTAAAAGATACTCAAAATAACAATCCGATTTATGGCAGACCCCGCAATTTTGGAATAGATTTTTATGGAGACACCTATAAAAATCCAACCGCTGCTTCTGTTACAGTGCCATCTGGAGCATCATATAGTGCAATTGAATTCTGGTATAGACCAAATAATTTAAGCGGTTCTTTGTCTAATTTTCTAATTAATAATGTTTCTAGTTCTACTACAGCACCTGCTATTTGGATTAATTCATCATCTAAATTTCAATCTGTGGGCGGAACTTTATATATAAATGGAAATTCGGTTGCAGATAACTCTTATACTGCAAGTGTTGGTGAAATGTATTACCTATCATTAGTCTTGAATACTCCGTCTAATTCAAATTTTTATATAAATGGGGGGAACTTAGGGTCTGCTGGTATAAGTAGTTGTGCTACCTATGGAAATTTTTATTTATGGGATTCTATAAGAACCCCAACTTCTGGAGAAATATCTTATAGATATGGTGCCTATATTGGAGTTCCATCAACTGTAATTATTAATGATTCTGATGTTGTTAGAGCTATTCCAACATCTGCTACATCATCAGTTAGTTCTAATGTAGAAATTAAAACAACAAGAACTAAGCATCCGCATACAAGCAGAGGAATTGCTCAAAGTACATCTACTAACCCAAGACAGCAAAATATTAACTCAAAATGATAGTTTCGCATAACATTTTGGCAGGATAATGTTCATAAATTTCGCTTCAGATAATAAAAATGGTAAAATCTATTTATGAGTAATATGAAAGTAACAGAAGTTGAAGAAGTAAAATACGGTATCTATGTTTGGCAAATGCCAGATGGATCTATTGTTACCGATGATGAAGGTAGATATTTAAATATTGCTGCCATGAAAGGTGACATTAAAAAAATTAATGTTTTGAGAAAAGCAGCTAAAAGTTATGGTTTGGAAGAGGGTCAGCCTTTATGGTTTTCTGGGCACCGTCAAGTTAGTGATGATGAATATTATGAGCAAAAGCAAAGAATGGACTGGGGATTAATTCCAGATGAATTAGATGTTCCCGCCATTAAAGAAGATTTAGATCAAAAAAGAAAAATGGGGCTTTATAAATGACGGGTTTGATTCCAGTAGATGATGAAGAAGATAAGGGCGTACAAGTACGCCTAGGAACTGTTTACAAGAAAACAGATGAATCTGATTTTGACGATCCTTTTCTAAAAGGCTGGGATGAACTTCAAAAGATTGATGGTCTAAGTGCAAACTTTAGACGTAAGTCAAATAGGCTTCAAAAGTCCTTTACTGGACAAGATGACGCTAAGTCAAAAAAGCTTGACCCACTTGATTTAACAGGATACTCCCTGTTTATGATTGTTCAGCCACCATACAATGTTATGTACTTGGCTCAACTATATGATATTTCACCATTCCATCACTCTGCTGTAGATGCAAAAGTTGCAAACATTATTGGCTTAGGTTATGAGTTTGAAGAAACTCGCAAAACAGTTGAGCGGGTTGAAGATGTTCTTAATGACGAAAAGAAATTAGATAAGATTCGTAGAAATATTGCTCGTGGAAAAGAAGATCTTAAAGAATATCTAGATAGTCTTAATTCAGATGATGATTTCTTAGAAACAATGAAAAAGATTTGTACTGATCTAGAAGTAACAGGAAATGCTTACCTTGAAGTTGGCAGAACCTCAACTGGAAAAGTTGGCTATATTGGTCATATCCCTGCAATTACAATGCGTATTCGCCGTCACCGAGACGGGTTTGTTCAAGTTGTTTACAATCGTTATACATTCTTCAGAAATTATGGCGATAAGACAACAGAAGATCAAATTGGCACAGATCCACGACCAAACGAAGTAATTCATTTTAAGAAATACACTCCAACAAATACATATTATGGTATTCCAGATATTCTTTCTGCCAAGAAAGCACTTGTTGGTGATGAATTTGCTCAGAGTTACAACCTTGATTATTTTGAAAATAAGGCTGTGCCAAGATATATTATTACAATCAAGGGTGCTCGCCTTAATTCAGATTCAGAGCGCAAACTTCTTGAATTCTTCCAGACTGGTTTGCGTGGCAGAAATCACAGAACTCTTTATATCCCGCTTCCATCAGATGGTGAGAATGCAAGGGTGGAGTTTGACATGAAGGCGGTTGAAGCAGGAATTCAAGATTCTTCATTTAAGGAATATGCTATTGAATCTCGTGACCGTATCCTTATGGCTCATCGTGTCCCTATTTCAAAGATTGGTAGCCCACAAGGAGTATCATTGGCTAATGCTAAAGATGCTGATAAAACCTTTAAAGAGCAGGTTTGTAGACCAATGCAGGATTATATTGAAAAGAAACTTGAAAGAATAATTGCTGAAATGACAGATGCATTTAAGCTTAAATTTAATGAACTTACCCTCACCGATGAGGAAACACAAGCAAGAATTGACGAAGTATATCTTCGTGACCAAGTTATTCTTCCTAACGAAGTTCGTCTTCGTAAGGGACTTGCTCCAAGACAAGGTGGAGATGATCCACTTATTCTTAACCCACAAAAGGGTGCAGAGCAAACTGCACAAGCAGGAAAAACTAGAGCAAGGGATGCACAAAGAAGTATTAATGCACCTGACACTCAAGGCGATGCTCGTAACCCTCAAGGCGAGGGAAGAAAAACTCCATAAAGAAAGGTGCCATAATTTTGTATTGCATGCAAAACTTGGTATTATTGTAACAAGATGAATATTGAAAAAGTTCAGTGGATAAATGGAGAACGCAAGATGAATCTTGCTTTCCCTTTTGCCAAGGTGGATAAAGAGAATAGAACCGTATCTGGGTTTGCAACATTGAATAATGTTGACAGACACGGAGATATTGTTTTGTCGGATGCTTCTAAGAAAGCATTCGAAAGATTTCGTGGAAACTTAAGAGAAATGCACCAGCCAATTGCTGTTGGTAAAGTTCTTTCATTTAACGAAGAAGATTTTTATGATGCAGAAAGTGGAAAAACTTATAAGGGAGTTTTTGTACAGGCATATATTTCAAAGGGTGCACAAGATACTTGGGAAAAAGTACTAGATGGCACCCTTACTGGTTTTTCAATCGGCGGGAATATTGTAGAAGCTTCATTTGAATTAGGTGATGATGAATCTGATGAAGAAAAGAGAGTAATTAAAGAATATGACCTTAACGAACTTAGCCTTGTGGATAGTCCAGCAAACCCACTTGCCAATATCTTTTCTATTCAAAAGTCTGGAGATAATTTAATTTTTAAGGGGATGGCAACAGAAGTTGAAACGGAAAACGTATTCTGGTGCAAATCAGACAAGGTTGCTACATCGGATTCGAATAGCTCAAGAAATTGCAGCATTTGCGGAAATCCAATGGAGACCGTTGGCTGGATTGAAAAATATGATTCGGAAAAGTCTGAATCGATTAAGAAAGTTGTAGATGGATATTTTAAGAAGGATGATGCTCCAAGTTCAGTACATGGACCTAATGGAACATTAGACTCTCCATCATCCCCCCTAAATGTGGTTGACTCATCAAATACAGTTAACCTTTTGCCTGATCAGGCTGGTAATAATATCAGTACGACAAAAGCAAAAAAGAAGAAGAAGAAAAATAATATCAGCAAAGGAGGTAGTATCGTGAGTAACGACACACTAGAAGAGGTAGAGAACGACCAGGCTGAAGAGATTAATGAAGTTGTTGAAGATGGTGACGATTCGGCAGTTGAGAAAGCTGTTGTAATTTCTGAAGTGGAATTGGATGATTCTGACTTCACAAAGATGGTTACTGACCTCAAAGACTTTGTTGCAGATAAGCTTGAAAAGAGCTTGGGCGAGACATCGGTCCAGGCGGATGAAATTCTTAAGGCTTTTAATGAAGACAAATTAGAACTTATTAATAAGTTTGAAGTTGCAGAATCAGAACTTGTTAAAAAGTTTGAAGATGCTGAAGCAGAAAATTTGGAACTTAAGAAGTCTATTGACGAATTAAAGTCTACAGTAGATGAACTTCAAAAATCACTTTCAGAAACAACAACTAGAGTAAATCTTGTTGAAAGTGACACGGCTATTAAAAAGTCAGGTGAAGTTGATAATACTGAAGCTTTCGTCAAAGCAGATGGATGGTCTTGGCGTGGTTCCTTCCTCGGAGCAAACGACCTATAACTAAATATAGTATAGAAAAAAAATAAAAATTAACTACTTGAAAGGTAGGTGAAAAAAAATATGAGTAACGAACTTTTACAAAAAGTAATTGATACATCTAATCTTGGTGCTAATGCTGACTTGTCTACAACAGGTGCTGATGGTGTCGGTACACAGGGTGGTAATGGTCTCCTTTACCCAGATCAGGCTAATCGTTTTCTTGACTACATGTGGGATGCTACAATTTTGGCTAAGTCAGCTCGTACAATCCGTATGCGCTCAAACACAACTGAAATTGATCGTGTTGCAGTAGGTCAGAGAATTATGACAGTTGCAAACGAAGATAATCCTCGTGATTACACAGGAAATACTTCTGGTAACTCTTACACGGCTGCTGGCGCATTGTTCTCAAAGATTTCTTTGACAACTCGCAAGCTACGTCTTGATTGGGAACTTTCAGCGGAAGCTCTTGAAGACAACATTGAAGGTCCAGATCTAGAGGATCACATTGCACGTCTGATGGCAACACAGGCTGGTAATGACGTTGAAGACGTTCTGATCAATGGTGGTCAGTACGGTAGCTACAACTCAGCTTCAACAGCTGGCTTGATGTCTGCATTCAACGGCTTTAAAGCTCTTGCTGCTGCTAACGCACACGTTGTTGACGCAGCAGGTTACGGTATCGATAAAGATATCTTTAACCGAGCTATCAAGGCTTTGCCTCGTAAGTACAAGCAACGCCGTAATCAACTGCGTTTCTTTGTTGGTTCAAACCTTGCACAAGATTACTTGTACAACTTGACTAACACAAGCAATAACTTCCTTCCATTTGATATCTCTTCAGGTATCCTTCGTGGAGATGTTGCTGCTAACGATGGTGGTCCAGGTGTTGTAACTCCATTCGCTTTTGGTATTCCAGTCGTCAACGTACCGTTGATGGATGAAACACTAAGCTACAATGGTTCTAATGCAGGTGATCTTCACTTGACATTCCCACAGAACTTCATTGTTGGTATCAAGCGTGATGTAGTTGTTTACCGACTATTCCAGCCAAAGAAAGATACGATTGAATACACACTATTCATTCGTGTTGGTTGTGCAATTGAAAACTACGATGCACATGTGCTAGTAAAGAACATCGTTGTTGGTGGAACAGCTCCTTCAACAGCTTCTTCTTTGTCAGCATCATACGGTTCATTGGCAAATGGTTCATTGACACAGAATCCAAGTCAGACCAGAGGTTCAAGCGCACCGCTTGGTCCAGGTTCACCTTGGGGCACATTCTAATAGTATTATTAGTCTATTGGGTAAAGGGAGCATATATTGGCTCCCTTTATTCATTTTTATTATTATTTGGTATAATAGTTTATATAGAGAAAGGTTATAAATGTCATTCGATACATTTAAAGTAAAAGAATTACGGGAAATTGCAGATTCATTTGCTGTTGATATTCCCGCAAAAGTAACAAAGCAGGAGCTTATTATGCTTCTTCAAGAAGAGGGTGTAAATTTCGACACATATCAAAAGTTCTATGAGAGCGAAAAGGTTGAAGTTGACTCAGTAAGAGAAGCAGACCCAAGAAATGCTTATAAAGATCAGAATGTAATTCTTGTAAAGATGAATCGTTCGAACCCGACATATGAATGGCGTGGTTTCGTATTCACATATCAGAATCCATTCTTACCAATGCCAGAGATGGCAGCACAAGCCTTGTTTGACGAGGCTGAAGGATTTGTATTAGCTTCACCTAGAGAAGTCCAGGAATTTTACAGCTAATACTTGGAGGATTAAGTGCAACAAGTTCATTATGGAACCCAGGAGGCTCTAGAACTTGCCATTTATAATAATGGCACACTGACAAACGCTGATGGAACGGTGCTAGTAAATATCACAGATGCTGATAGTGGCACCGTTCTAATCACAAATGCGTCAGCAACAAATTTACCCCCATTGGGAATTTATTCTTATACACTAACACCAGATGTTACTCAGACTAACCGAGTAATCCAGGTAGTATGGTCGTATACTATTGGGGGTAAAACAACTTCTCAAACTCAGTTTGCTGAAATCATTACCCCCTATGCAACAATTAGTGATATTGTAGATTATTACGGTATTGGTACAAAAGTATCAGATCCAAACTATAAATCAGAACAACAAATATTAATGGCTGAAAGAATTGCAAGAATGCAAATCAATAGCTACACTAATCAAAATTTTGGCAGACGATATGGAACACAAGA